CTCAGCTTTATTTATATCATGATTCCGTAATTCTTTATATCTACTTGCGATTCTTCGCTCTGTCGAAGTCCAGGATCCAGCTGTGATATCTATTGAATCTTCAATAGTAGAAACATCAAGCTTCTTGCCAAGCTCTTTTGCGGGGGATTCTACTGAATCAGTAATAATTAATTCTTCAGTTTTCTCCTCTATAGTCTCTGTGGCCACGGCTGAATCTTCAACCTGTGAATCAACAGCAACTTCAGAGGTAGCCTCAGCAACAGTACTATCTTCCACAGCAGAAGTTTCTACCTCAACGGTTTCTGTTGCCGCATCTTCTAGTGTGCTTGGAGCTCCAACACTTGAGCTAAGTTGCCATGCCCACTTCTGATGCATATCAATTCTACCTGCACAGAAGTCAGCGACACCTTGCTCATTCGCAGCATTAGCAAGATCAAACGCTTTCTTGTACATGTCTACAAGCATAGCATTCTTAGCCATAAGATCACTTGCAAGACCTGGAGCATCAGTTGCTGTAGAATCATCTTGAATTGCAGCACCAGCAACCATAGCACCTAACGTCTTAGGGAATCCACCAAGCTTGCGGATACTCTCAGCAAGGGGGTCAATTGATCCGTAGACATCATCATAAACATCACCGAATAGGTCATGGTACTGATGAAAATCTGTGCCTCTTACATTCCAGTGTGCACGCTGAGCGGCAGCAAAAAAGACTGTAACATTAGCAAGCACGTCTTGGAGAAACTCCACTACGGACTCTGCTGTTACTGATTCTGTCATTGTATTCTCTTCCATTTATTCCTCCAAAAGGATTAGGTATTAAGTATTAAATATATTACTTCTTAGACGACTTTGGGTGACCCTTTGGTAAGAGATCGGTATCAAAAGCTTTTCTTTTGAAATTGCCACCTCTTACTGCATATAGGAAACCATTAACTCTTGCAAATGCCCATTGCTCAGCACTTGCAACATTAGGACGTACGCTACTAGGGTTGGCTTTATACGCGCCAATTCCTCGATTATAAACAGACCTTAGCATTCCTGTGGTAACTCTCTTGCCTTCTGTATCACCGTATTTATCGTTATGCTCCTTAGCCTTAGCTGCAAGAGTGCTGCTTACTCCACTAGCATCTTCTATAACTATTTGCTCTGAGCTATCTTCCTGGTCACCCATTGGCCCTAGAGGAGGAGTCTCTTTCTTGCTCCATACAATTGGAGCCATGATCTTCTTTAACTCTGAGAAGTTCTTAAGAACTTTTCTATCTGTCTTTTTAACCTTAGAGGCGTCATCAAGAGTTTCTACATCTGCTTGGTCTTCAGAGTCTTCAATATCCATATATACTTCTAAGGTAGCAACAGGGTCATCACTGGTTGCTTCTCTTGATTCGCTAGTCCCATCAAGTGAAACTTTGCCATCCTTGTCAACCTTGGTAACTTTACCCTTAGCATATCTAAGAGGATCAGGATCCTTATTAACTGCATAAGAAACAAAGTCGCCTACCTTGATCATCTTAGCATCTTCAATATCTTCTTCGTAGCTGTCCTCTACTGAGTAGAAATCATCAAAGATATCCAATACCCAAGCAGCGGTATCGTCTTCAGTTCTCATTCTTTGAATTCTTGCGGCTCTTGCATAAGACCAACTCTTGCCGCCATCGCCACCCCAAAGATCCCAAGCAATACGACCAGCTGAAGGAAACCCTTCCTCGCCTTGATTAAAACCAGAAGCTTTCTTGTCAACTTCATGACGGGCAAAGAAGCTCTTCATGCGCATAACAGTAGAAGGTGAAAGCTCTTTGCGATTCATAAGATCTCTTGCACGCGCAACACCCACTGGAGTACCACCACGCTTAAACTCAGCACGCCACTCAAGAGCACGCTTAGCAGCAGAGGCCATTCCCGGAGTAGGAACAAACCCTTCCGCATCCATAATCTCTGAGTCTTCTATTTCTAAGTCAGCAAAGTCAGTTTCATCCATCTTAGACTTGTTAGCGCTTTGCATGCGAGCTAGCATCTTTTGGGCACGGACTTGGATTGACTTAACCTTGTCATCCCCAAGACCCTTAACCTGCGGGGCTCTTGCAATGGCATTACGAAGATGAGGAAGATCTACTTTACCAGTTTCATCTTTATACGGCAAATGACGAAGAGTCCGAGGCTTTGTTTTGCCTTCTTCATCCTTTTCTCCACCTGGTTCGATATAGAAGAATGAGCCATCAGGAAGATTATTAACATAAGCAGTAGACCAAACAGCATCATCAATCGTGATTGTCTTAATTACTTCGCCAATGTTTTCCGCATTAATCTCATCTGCAAGAGCAAAGTTACTAATAACAAACTCAGCAATCTTTTCTTTCAGTGTTGAAATTTCTATCTCATACTTTGCCAAGGCTTCATCTGCAAGAGTCTTGCTAGCTCTAAGAGTCTCTAGCTCTGAAACAAGATCACTCTTGCTTTCATCAGCATTTTTAATCTTTAAGTATTCATCAACAAGAGTTTTTACTTCTTGCTTCTGCTCATCAGTTAAAATGGATGCCATTTTCTGCTCCTCTGTAGTTGTAGTGTTGGTGCTATCTTCCATTTCTTCTTTCTCTTCTGGCATAGCATCTTTCTTAATATACATATCTGGAATAGCAGCAAATCTGCAGTAACCTTCTGGATGGATACCCATATCAAGAACTTGGCACTTAGCATTTGAAGCCTTTAGCGCACAGTTAGCACAGCAAACACCAATAGAGCAATTTTCATTGTCCTCAGGACCCTCATAGCCAACCCAAATACCATTTGCTTTATCAAGAGGACCTACTTTGTTGAAGAGTCCCTTGATAGAGTCAGCAAAAGCTTTCTCTTGTTCTGAGAGTGCATCATAAATACTCTGAGGAGAAGCATCGATGCCGGCAGGAGCAGGATGTTCTTCTGCCATTCCATATCCATTATCTTCTAGTGGGGTGCTGACCGGACCATTATCAAAACTTGCCATCATATCGGAATCCGTAATGTCTGTGACTGTAATGTTCTTAAAGCAATCTGTAAGAACCATTGTAGTTTTAAAATTATCTAAGTATTGCTGAAGTTCATTGCCCGACACTTGCTTATGTCCCATAACTCTAGCATGAACATCGGCAGGATGTGTAACATAGGCATAGCCACGGTAGCGAAGACCACTAGGAACACCATAAGCCTTCATACCATCAACTTCATCGCCAATGTCCCATTCCATCTCTTCTGATTTATAGGACTTACCAGTAATAGAATCATAAAGATCTTGAGGTGTCATCTCTACGCTAACAGTAAGAAAGCGACCATCAAGCGTTTTCTCAATTGCATCTGAGTCGGTAACAAGACCCTTCACTAGGATCCAACCAAGGCCTTCAAACTCTTCATCATAAATGAATCCGCTCTTCTTTGCCTTCTTCATAAGAGGGGCCATTGCAACATCAGGGGCCTTAACCATAAGGCCATCTTTTATCATCTGCATTGGTAGATGATTCATTGCCTTTGGATTTTCTACCCATGTGCCACTAAGGGCACGACCAACAACGCCAACTTCCCTATCCTCAATCTTCTTGCCATCAGCAACAGATACCGTTTTATGAGCAGGCTTAATAGGGATATTATAAGGACTAGTAAGAGTAGGAATAGCATCCTTTAGATCAGCAGGCATATAAACAAGATTGTTTTGCGTTGGTCTAAAACCATGTGTTACCTTTGTTAAAGTAACCAAGCCAACTTTACTTTCTGCTACGCCATCATTGATAAAGTATTTAAAGTCTAAGAAGTGCGGGCTCTTCTTGTTCCACACCTCATGAGTAAAGTCTCCCTTTACAGTACTAACTGCATAGTCTTGGACAATACCTTCTTGTAATAGCCTCTTACTTACTTTCATTAGCTTTCCTTATTATTACTTTGCTATTAGGATGATCAGGAGGCAAATCATAATATTTACTCTCTGAGATTTTTCTATTATCTATTATAGACTGATTTGTCGTATCATATACGTCATATGTAGATTCTCCTGCATCTTTTAATCCATTATATGCGCCCCAATTATAGCTACGCATTCTTTCAGTTTCATAGATACTCATCATCCTATGAATAGCCTTTTTTGAGGCATCTGAAATAGTTTGACCATTTCTGTTGCGCATTTCTATATGCAGTTTATCAATAAAGAATTTCTGGACCTTCAACTGGAATTCAATACGTTGAGTATTCTCAGCATTCATAAGATAGCCAGAATCAGAGTACTCTGAATATCCATCAATATAACTCTTTATTGAGTTGTCCTTAAGCATCTTAGTAAAATTCTCAAAAGCAAGATCTAAGGCTAACTCAGGTTGAGTATGAGAATCAGCCTTAGTTTTTATATCTTCCATAAGAGTAAGAATATCTTCTCTGTATTCATCTGCATCAGTAACTAAACTACCTGGAGCATTTTTAGTTCCATGCTGATTTGTTGGACGAACTAAGTTTGCGTTTGTTCGCTCTCCGGCAGTGCTACTGGGATTTTTTTTTTAGAAGATTCAGTACTAATTTTCTTAGTGCCTGTGCTCTTTTCATTGGCTTTCTCAAGGTCAGCTTTAGTCATTGGAGTATTAGGGCTCCTTGCTGAAGTTTCTGATAGGGCATTCCCTGGGATAGAGCCAAGCTTAAGGAGCTCTTGAGCCTCTGTAATCATCTTATAGTAAGACTCTTCCCATTGCTCATCAGATACAGGAGAAAGTCCTACTCTCTCTCTGAGCTCATCATGTGTGATTGCATTATTAAGCCAAAGTTGAATAGCTCCGTTTTCCTTTCTAAGCTGATTCTCAATATCAATTTCCTTGAATCTAATTGAAACTTTATTCTTAGGGTCTAGCCAGTTAAAACTGTTGTCTTCAGTGCTTTCCTGAAGAAGAGGAATAATTATATTTGCATATAGCTGTTCCTCAAGACTTTGCTGGTCAGCTTTAACTGCGTCAACTAGGCTTCTAGACATCTGTGCAGCAGTAGAACGATTAGCTGTGTCTCCTTCACCAATATCAACACTAGACAAGTTTAGGGCACTTAGCACTCTTTGCTTGAAATACTGAAGATAGTTTTCAGCACGTAAAGATCTACCTTCAGCGCCAATCATCTTAATCTCATGGCGCTCAGGAGTAACAAAGAAACCTTCAGGGGGTTGATTATTGATTACATCTGTAACTAGTGAAATCTCATCTCTACCATCTGGGAGAATTGTAGCAGGCTGGTCTTCTGTGCCAACCTTGTACTGAACAATTGGGAAAATACTCTGGTGAAGAAGAACTTCAATATCCGACTCAATGCGACGCAAAGCTTTAATATCTTCAATTGCAGCACTAGCCCTAGGCGTGCCTACAACAAAACCTTCAAGTTTATTTACATGGAAATGAACAATCTCATCAGGCTCATATGTTGCTAATGGACGAGTATTCTCAGTCCAATCCTCTTCACTGTATTGGCGATACTTTGTAGGCTGTTTGAGGTCGTTAACCTTTACCTGTACCATACTGGTAGGCAGCACATGAAGTGAGCTAATTGGTAGGATTTTGCGGCCTTTAGAGTCTGTTCTAGTGTAACCGCCAGAGAGCTTGTCATTGCGTTTAACAAGAATAAAACAATTGCTGTACCTAACAATGTTCTTAGCAATATCGTTTATTAATTGCCTGGGAGTAGTCTTACTCACATAGCAAATCTCTCTAAGGCGACGCTCAACGTATGCTGCTAACTCAGCGTCTTTACCAACAATTTCAAATCCTTCTTTCATGAAGAGAGCAGTTTTCTTATCAAAGCTAATCTGAAGATAAGCTTCAATCGTTGCAACTTTATCTATTTCTTTAAAGTCATATTCAAGCTTTTGCCAATCGTTCATAAAATATGGACGAGTAGTTCTATAGTTAAATATTGGATTCTTAGTTACTTCTAGATTAGGCGCAGCTATCTTGCTCTCTGCATCTTCTATTACTGCAGAAGCTGAAGGTCTAAGGTCTATAATTTTGGCATTTAAATTAAACATTATCTATACTCACTCCTAGGGCAATTCGTTTCCAAAACTCAACACTGTCACCCTTACTTATTATAGTTGATAATGCATTATCGCAATTTGTTAAGTTAAAGCGTCGGTCTGTAATAGGATTAATGAGATAAGGAGGTTCAGCATCCTGTCCGTAGTAATTGTTATCTTCGCCAGGAACATTATCCTCGCCTCTGTAAACTTGAATATTAAGGTCTTCATTAGAAATTAAATTAGCCAGCTCTTCAGGAGTAAACGGGCTGCCGTTAATAACTGTTCCGTCAGGCATTTTCATATCTATGCAAGGCTCAATATTATTCTCTTTGATTGAAGCAATAAGGCCATATACAAAAGAATAAAAAGTTCCAAGAGTCAGTATCTTAAGGCCTAAATCAATCTTATTCCCAGAATCTAATTCCATCTTCTTGGCAAGACCATCTATTGTAAAATTCAACCAAAGATCATCATTAAAGGTCTCTTCTTGAAAATCGTTAAGTAATCCTTTTGCAGCCTCAAGTACGTCAAGAACTCCATTTGAGAAAAGAGGATTTGTTATTGTATTTACAAATCTATTTTCACCTGCAATGGATCCCTTAAGCTTTTGGGCAGCTTCATTGACGTCAAATGTCTGAGCTACACTATTCCCGCTTGCAAGATTAATAATTTCTTTGCCCATAATTCCGGCAAGTCCACGCTGATCTGTATTTGTATCAGATTTGCTAGAAGCGACTAAACCATTCACCATAGCAAGGACATCGTCCTGCTTATAGCCATAAGTGTCATAAAGTAAATTGCCTTGTATTTTCTCAATAGACTTAAAGGTGCAGTTTGCATAGATTTGCATCGGCTTTATACCGATACTTAAAGCTGGACGAATTGCTGAAAGCAACGGGAATAAAATTCCACCAATCAAAAGATCAAATAAGAAACCGCCCCAATACTTGCCACTAAATGCATTCAACCAGACAAACCTAATATAACCAACAATGGTTGACAACAGGAAAGCAAGTTCAATTGGGCATAGCTGACCAAGTCTCATTAATGGGCAAAAATTTTGCAACAAGAAATAAGGCGCATCTAATGCATACTTTAGCTTATCAATAAGAGCAGTTATCCCCTCTAGGGCATTCATTAACTGAACTTCATCAATAAGACCAAACTCAAATGTCGGATCCCACATACCCTTTAAAAAGCAATCATAACAATCTTTGACATCAAAAGGATCATAAAATTTAACTTTGCCTTTTACCTTTACAGGAATCTTTCTAGTTGTATCTCTTGTGCTACTCATACGCTCAGTAGCCTCGTCTCTCCCAGAAGCAGCAGATGAATAGAAATTCAATGCACTGGCAATGCCAAGCAACTCTTGCCCAAGCAAAGCCTTTCCAACACCTGGCTTAAAATTATCCATATCTATATTCTTTTCATTCTCTCCAACTTCTTCTTCAAGAATATTAATATGCTCAACAAGAAGAGTATTCAAAGATTTTAATGTGACCGCTTTATTTTTAGAGTCTTTCCAGAATGGACTTTGGAAAAATATAGATAACTGAGTTGCACTATCAATTCTAATTGGATTCCACAAAAAACGCATTGTAAGATCTGTAACAAAATCTGCCTGATAATTCTGAGCAAGATTAATTTCTTCAGCATACTTACTATCAAGGTTAACAATAGGCTGATTTAGTTTTTTATTTGTTTTGTTTATTTTTTTATCAGCTTCAATTAAAGCAAATCTTTTCTTATATTCTCTTAATTTAAAAACATTTGCATATTTAATTTTGCCAATCGGGTCTTCTGGAAAAAGCCACTTTGCTAAAAAGGCATTAGTCAAATTATCATCAGTGTCATACTCTATGTAATAATCAAGATTATCTATATCCTTAAAAAGTTTACTCTTTAAATCTTCAACAGTTTTTGTTAGGTCTTTGATTTTATTTCTATTAGACTCACGAATTGCAAGAAGCTCATCCTTTGAATAAACGTTTTTACCAACATTCAGAATTTTACTGTCTGTAACTTGATTATAATTAGAGTCTAAGTCTACTTTTGCTGATAAAGATGCAACAAGTTCATTTAGCTTATCAGGATCAATCTGATTCAAATCATTTAAAACAAGACTTGGATTTGCTTGGATTGTGGCTGCTAGTACTTCTTCAAGAGTAACAGCCTGATTGACAGGCTGCTGAGCCTGCATATTTAAATTATTTTCTAGTTTACCTATTTTCATTTTTAGTCCACAATCTCAACTGCATTAATCTTAATAGAAGCTTCAGATATATAGTTTGCACCATGTCCTTTTGGAACATATGTGCGTAATGCAAAGTACCTGGTTGTCTCAGTATTAACAGGGATGCTAGCAATGGCTAATGAGTTATTATTCGGTATATGCTCCCATGCCTCTGGGCTAGGAAGATCCGACAATGAATCCATCGCTAAAAGCTGATAAACAATTCCATTTGCTGAGACTGCAGAATTTTCTTCGCCATCAACCAATAAGGTAATCGTAACATTCTCATACCCATAGTATGTTGGTTCATTTTTAATATAAAAACAGCTTATCTTATAAGAGCCGTCAGAAGTATCATGAAAAGAAACAATTCTATGATCTGTGTTGTCAACGAGATAGTACTCGTTGTCTTGCGCAACAGCATATAACTCAAGTGCCATAAGAAATCCTTATTTAATAATGCGACCACTTTGTCGTTGGTAGTTGTGTCGAGAATTAAAACTAGGAGCAAGCCTTTGCCCGAAGTTACCTTTCTCATCTCTAGATACAATCATATCTCGTTCCCAGGCTCTTCTGTCTAAATCGCTATAGTGCTCAGTCTTTTTCTGACCTAAACCTGTTCCATTCTTACGGTTCTCAATAGCAGAACTTCTCTCATTCTGAAGATATCTAAGAAGATCTGGACCTGATAGTTTTCTATCTTGAGGATCTTGCATTTGATCAACTAGCATTTGATGGCCAAGAGTTTCTTGAATTCCTATTCCACTTGCTAAATTCTTATTAACTGCGAGTGGTCCGTCTTCGATTGTGAAAGCAACAAGACTTAACATAAATGCGTCAAGGGCATGGTCTCCTATGCTTGTGTTATCTTGTCCAAACACAGGGGTACCATTAGGCTGACGAGACTTAATAATATAGTTTAAAAGCTGACGCTTTAATAAGTCGTCCTCGTAACTAAACTTAATAATCTTGTCTTCAAAACGACGCACAGCATTCTCTACAAGAAATGGCTTAGCAGGATGCTCAATTAGTCTTCCGGAAGCAGGCTCTCTTATACTGACCTTGCTGCCAAAATCATAAGCTTTAACTTTTCTTTGAACGTTAAATTCATATGTGCCTGGCTTCTGTTGAGAAGACCACATCTTTAATGTTTCCCACTGCGTAGCACCGTGACCTTTGTCGACATATATATGCTCAGGATGCCAGAAAGCAAGCAATTCTGTTATTTTCTGCAAACCTTGTAACTGTGTAAAATTCTGCTTAGGCACATTAACTATCTCCATTACCCTAAGCCCAACAGTTGGATGATATCCAGTTATACATATCCAGGTACCAAAACTTGTATTCCAGTCTACGCCAAGGCTATATCTAAAGCCAGACAATTCACCATTCATTTTACTTTCTCTCATTTGGGCATACGTATATCCATCCATGGCGCTTGCAACAAGAGAAGCAGCAAATACTCCATCAGCATTACTAATAAACATAGCCATAACTTCTTGTAGCCACCCATCGCTAGTATATTCTCTGCGCATTTCTGTTCTAAGATTTTTCCAACTAATCTTAGTAACAGCAAACGGAGTTTCATCAATAACAGCAGTTGGAAAATAAAACTCTTTCCAGTCAGGAGCTTCCTGGCACCATTCGTAAAACTTACTGCGAAGACCACTAGGAGTAGAAGCAACTCTAATTAAACAATCGCTGTGAGACTGCGCAATGGGAAGGATTGTTGTAAAATCCTTTTCAGTCATATAGTCAACCTCATCAAGTACAATTACATGAGCGTCCTGGCCACGAACAGCACTAGCACCATTACTACCTGTAGTAAAACCAGAAATAATTGCTCCATTTTCTAACCTTATTTGATGGTAAGGAGATTGTTTGTATCTAAACTCTTTTTTTAAGCTTATATTGCTATTCAATAGCTCAAGCATTCTATTAAAGATTGCTGTAACCTGAGAGTCGAAAGGGCAACAAATAAGAATCTTAATACCAGTGACATTCTCTTTGATGTCTTCGTCATAGTATTCTCTGATTCTAGTAAATGCATGAAAAAGAATCTCAACAGCAAGAGCATCGGACTTGCCAGATCTTCTACCAAATCTATAAACTTTTTTCTTGCTTTGGCATCTTAAAGCAATCTCCTGATGAGATCTTGGCTTCCAATTAAACATCTTACTAGCAAATGCAATTGGATCTGTATTCATAAGTAATGCATCTTTTTCATCATCGGAAAGACTGCCTGCAAAATCTGCATATTGATCTAAGTAACTCTTAGGTATAAGAGGACATGAAACTTGAAAAGCATGACTTGGAAAAGCTTTTGGATCAGCTTTAACTTTTCTTTTACTTTCAATAGGATGGCTTGGGTAGTCTTTCTTGTATTTCTCGATATGAGAAACTTGGCAGTTTTCACAACCTACAATACAAGCAGCTCCTGTCTTAGTTTTAGTTCTAAGGCCATATGTATCAATATAATGCTGGACTAGTCCTTCTGAGATCTTAGTCCAGTAATCAAGATATGAAACATCATTGCTTTCTGTCTCAACCCTCTTGTAAAGGTCTTCTAGTTTTAAAATTCTACTCATGCTAATAAGATAGCATAGGCGTCTGTGAATATATTGCAGTTGAGTTAGCGTATCTCGACCTCGGTGCACTCATCATATAGCCTTCATTTCCTAGTGCTCTCATTGCGTTGAATCTAGAATGCTGCATTGCCATTAGTCCTCTTTGTCTTATTGTTGAAGCCATCTGGCTTTGCATTCCAGGAGTAGAGCCAGTATTCCAGCTAAGTCCACCCATTCTTCCCATTCTTAAATAATTATTTCCCCTATTTCTGACATCAAACATTTTGTATCCGGCATATGCCATGCCACCTAGTCCAGCAGCAATAGGTATGGCAACAAGAGGATTCGCAAGGGCAGCACTTATAAGCTTTGCTGTTACTGCCCACTTTGCATATCCGCCCACCGCACCGATAGCAGCCCCTGTAATACCACCACTTTTGTAACCTTGTGTCGCATCACTAATAGCACCAAAAGCTGTCATACCTGGAGCAAAAGCAGTTCCTAGGCCACCAAGTCTAGTTAGTAGCCTGTTAACCTTTGAGCTTTCGCCTCCAATGCCATGGAAAATTCTTGCTCTTAATCTCGTAAGAGGAGCAGTGAGTCCCCTATCGCTTTCAGCGGCGTCATCAATGTACTTTCCCCAGTTCTGAGTAGCTTCATCTATTGTTGCGGCTGTTGCAAACTTAACCTTGCCTGGAGCCTCAAGAACAGGATGGACATATCCTTTCCCGCCTTTACTCGCAAAACCGAACCAAGAGTCAAGCGCATGCGCACTTGGTGCACCATTTGCTCCAAATTCTGTAACTCTTCTATTAAAGCCAAAGTCATTTGCAAGAGAGCCAAGACCGCCAATTATGCCTCTAGTTGTAAGATCAAGTTCTTTTTCTATAACAGAACTTCTCCTTCCAAACCCTAGATTACTTTTAAATCTTTCTTTTGATCCATTTGAAAAAATAGCCATATTACTATCCTCTTCTTAGTGCGCTTAATGCAAATACAAGACTTCCATCATCATTATACTTTCCAGGAGCATGCTCTTTTCTTCTTCGCATTGATGGATTTGTATAGTATGCCTCTTCGGCATCAGCCAGTCCAATCATTTCAGGTCTTGTCATTCTTATTTTTTCACTTTGCTCTGCTTCCATTTGAGCTCTTCCAGTTATTCCTGCATCTCCTTTTCTTAGATATGCATTCAGAGGATGCCCCATTGGAGCACCTACAGCAGTAGCGGCAAATGCGCCACCTATTGCAAACGCACCAGCACTCGCAACACCTGCACCTACTAAAGTTTCTGTTAGTATGCTTTCTCTGGGTCTAACCTTAGAAGCATAATTGCCAACATCAAACGGAACATCTTCAGCGTCCACCCCTGCAAGACGAGATCCTTCTTGGCGAAAAACTTCACCTGTAGGACTTACCTGGTAAGCTTGAGCTTCACCCATCTTTCCATGGAAAACCTGTGCATTTCCATTCGGTAAAATCCTTCTTTTGTCAAATGCCTCTTGACCTAAACGAGCTGCGTCCTTGCCTTCTTGAAGCGGCTTTAAAAGATGTTCTTTGTATGCATATGTAAGAGCACGAGGAATATGACCAATAGTTCCAGCAATACCACCTAAAGCTCCACCTATTGCTCCTGGTATTTCTGCTCTAATGTTTCTTGCTAATTCTGGATCTAAGCCACCTTTTATAAATTGTCTTGCAGTTGGATCATTAATTAGTCTATCTAGCATCGGCAAAGAAGGATTACCTCCTCCTGCACTAAATAAAGGAGTTGCGCCATTCTCTCCTGCTGCTGCACTTCTTGTTACAGCTCCTCTGCCTCTTGCTGCCATTTCAGCAAAAGGAGTATCACCTGGCATAAAGGTAGCATCAAAGCC